GGCATGTTGGGTTATATCGCTCAACAACAAGCGCTTGAGCAAGCGCGCCAGATGGCCGAGAAAGGCGCAGCGGCAAGCCGTGAATTTTATGATAAAGGCACTGGCGACGTAAGAGAGTTTTATGGCAAAGGCCGACAGGATTTAGAGGACTATTATGGTAGAGGCGCTGGGGCGCTAACAGATTATTATGGCCGTGGCCGCGCAGATATTTTAGGCCAAGCCCAACAGGGCGAAGATATAGCCCGCCAATTTTACGGCCAAGGCGTAGCAGCTCAAGAGCCTTATACGACCACGGGCGCAGGCGCAATTAATCGTCTATCAGCACTGTATGGACAGGGCGGCGAATATACACAACAGCCTACGTATGAACAACTTCAATTAGACCCTGCGTATGAATTTCTTAAACAACAGGGTCAACAATCTATGCTCAATATGGCTCGCGCTGGCGGCACAGCGGGGTCAGGCGGCGCATTAAAAGCAGCCGAGCGTTTTGGTCAAGGTTTAGCAAGTCAAGAATATGGCAATGCTTATAATCGTTTTATGGCTAATCGGTTAGCTGTTACCCAAGGGCTGCAAAATATTGCTGGCACAGGCGCAGGCGCGGCGGGGACAGTATCCCAACTTGCAGGAACTACAGGCAATCAATTAGCCGGTAATAGATTTACGACCGGCGCTAACCTCGGCCAAGCCGCGCTGACTACAGGCGGCAACATCGCTCAAGGTGCATTTAGCACCGGCGCTAATTTAGGACAGGCTGCAACGACGGCTGGAGCTAATCTCGGTAATCTAGCTTCTAATGCTGGCGGCACAATAGCAGGCGCGTATACAGGGCTTGCAAGCCCTCAAATGACGGCTTTAGCGGCAGCTAATCCGTATGCGACCGGCATGGAGAACGCAGCGTCTGCCCGCGCTTCAGGTTACATGGGCGGCGCGTCAGCGCTTCAGAGCGCGCTTAACACGCCAGTTAACGCTATGATGGCATATGGCATGGCGGATCGTTTTGCGCCTCAAGGCAGATCTTCCATATACGCTAACCAAGCAGGTTATTTAAACGGTATGCCATCTTATGCCGCTGGGTTTAGCCCTGGTTTTCAAGGCGCGCCAACAGCCTATAGGACTTAAATATGCCAGTTGATTACACAATAGCTTCGCGCAACGCTCTAGCGAACACGCCCACTGACTTTACGAACATGCTGGCGCAATACCAGATGATGGGCGCTCGCGCTCAACAGCAACAGCTTCAACAGCTTGAATATGAGAAGTTGCAGCGTGAGATGGAGCGTCAAAATCAATTAACTGGCATATTAGGCGGCGCGGACATTAGATCGCCCGCAGCCTATAATGCGTTAGCAAAAGCTGGTTATTTACCTGAAGCATTAAGCGTTCTGAGCGCGCAAGAACAAGCTGCTATGCACGCTGCTACGGCTGCAAATCAACGCGGGATGTTAGGTATTAGACAACAAATGTTGCCATACGAAATGGCAGAAAAAGAAGCCCAAGGCATTAAAGAACAGAGATTAGGTAAAGAAGCTTTAGCAAAAGCTGACTCTGCGATGTTAGACCTTGTAACTAAAAGAACTGGGATAGCGCGCGATTTGTTATCTAATATGGATGAAAATAATTACGCGGATTTAAAAGAAGAAGTACGAAGATACGATCCAAAAATAGCGGAACATTTACCTGAAAACTTTGACCAAAAACAAATTCAAAAATACCTTAACACAGCGGACTCATATCGTAAACAAATTGAAGAAGAACAAAAACGTCGTGGTGAAATTGAATATGTAGACCGCGTAAATCCAAAAACAGGGTTTAAAGAAAAAGTCGCTATTCGTAAATATGCACCTGAAGAAGGTGGCAAAGTTGTTCCTGGCACTGAAGGATTGGCTACTGGTGGGCGCATTCATAGCCAACCAATGCCAGGAGTTCCTGGCGCGGTACTTCAAAGTAATGAAGACACTGGCGAGAATTGGCTAACATATCCCGCGCAGCCTGGAGAACGACCTGTTACGACGGGTGTTCCTATTACGCCTACGCCAGGACAACTTAAACCAGATCTTCGCGTAGACATGACCGCGCCTCCAGGCGCGCCAAGAAACGCAGGTTTAACAGGCATTCGAGCTGCCGCGCCTTTAGGTTCACCTGAACGTGGTCGTCAAGATGTGATGCAACAGATCTTAACTGCCGGTGCATATAACCCCGACACGGGCGTGGATCTTATTGAGCCTGTATTAGGACGCGCGTCTAGCGGTATGTTAAGCGCAAAAGGAACTGATATTGCGCGTAAATTTGGCCGCGATAGCGCGGCAGCGCGAGCTGATACAGATCTTAAGCGTATCTCGGCTGACCTTACGCAAGCTTTTGCGGGTAATAGACTTGCAACAGCCGGCGTGGCGGCGTCTGAAGCAGATCGTTTTGAAAAGCAAGCCGGTGATATTGGCAATTCCGATTTGACTATCGGCGAGCGTTTAAATGCTTATCGTAGCATTAAACGAAATGCTACACGTTTATTAGGCGTAGAGTATAAGAACCCGTATGATCCGCAAGGTATTAGAACTGAAGGTGTCATGCGTCAGCGTGTCGAAGAATCACCAAATGGATTTACCGTAACAGATCCTACTGGTTCAGCACATACTTTCAGTGATCGCAAACAAGCAACTGAATTTTTAACTTATATCCAGCGCATGGAAGTAGGAAAACGATAATGGTTGACTACGCTGCAATCGCTAAAAGATTTGGCGCTAAAAGCGATGTAGCGGGCGAAGTATCTTTTGCGCCTGAACAGGCAGCGCAACTTCGAAAATCTTTTCCTTACTTTAGAGAGGAAGAACAACCTACAGCGGCAGGCCCAGATTACGGCGCTCTTGCGCGTCAGTTTGGTGCAGTCTCCACTGAAGCTGCGCCGCAAGTGCCAGTAACTGAAGACGCTATGCCTTATCAACGCCGCACATGGCCTGAAGCCATTTTGGAAGGCGTCACAAACATTCCTTCCAGTGGGTATAAATTTGGCGCTGAAACGCTGTCTATGCTTAACCCTATGAATATTCCAGAAACTGCTAGAGGTTTGGAATTAACAGGGTATGGCGCGATGCGAAAGGTAGCTGAGAAAGCGCTGCCAACAACTGCGTTTGCATATCTTTCTAAATTAGAGAATCCTGACTTCGCCGCGCAGGCTCAACAAGCCGCTGAAGCGGCAGGCGGGCATTATGCTCGATATTTTACAGAAGACGGCTGGAAAGAAGCTATTGCCACAGATCCTGTAGGAACGATGGCTGATATTTCTATGATCGCTAGTGGTATTGGAGGCGGACTTCGCGCGGCTGGACGCACAGCGGCGCGGACACCGGCTTTGGCGCAGCCCCTTCAAGCCGGCGGCGCGGTAATAAATGCGCCGCGTTTATCTCAGGCCGCGCGCCCATTTGAACAATTTGGACAAGCCATTGATCCATTGCGGTTAGCCGCAGGCGGCATTCAAAATGCTGCAATTCCTTTGATGGCTAAAGGAACTGAGTTTGCTAATCGTATTGCTGCGCCTCGCTATTATGCGCTTCAACAAGCCGTTGGCGATAAAGGCGCTCCTATAATTAATGCATTACGTTCTCCTCAAGCGCAGCTTGTTCCAGGGACGCAACCTACTGCCGGCGCTGTTGCGTCTGGAGTCCCGTCTACAGGTTTTGCGGGCCTTTTGATGTCAGCGATGAAAGAAGCGCCAGATCAATTCCGCGCGGCTGAACAGGCAAATATAGCCGCACGCCAAAAAGCGCTTGAAACTGCGGCAGGTGGCCCTAAAGGTGTTGAAACCGCGCGTGCAAGACGCGAAGGTATAACCGCGCCGATGTATGAAGCGGCTAAAAAGATAAAAGTGCCTGAAGATGCGACATTGCAAGAATTAATGTCACGTCCTGTTATTGGCGATGTTGCACGCGTTGCGCGGGATATTGCTAAGAATAAAGGTGAAGCATTTAAGATAGGCGAAACAGCCCCTGCACAAACTGTTGCGTCTGCAATCTTGGATGAGTTTGGACGCCCAGTTACGCGAGAGATGCCTGCAACAATGGCTGAATATTCAGTCCGTGATCTTCATAATATGAAGACAGCTATGGATCGAATAATAACAAAAGGCCCAAGAGAATTTGCAATTGAGCGCATGGATTTGAACGCGTTACGCGCGGCGCGTAAAGATTTTGTTAATTGGCTTGATTCCAATGTCCCTGAATACGCTGCCGCTCGCGCTGAATATGCACGCCTTAGTAAGCCTGTAAACCAAGCAGAAGTGTTGTCTTACCTCAAAGATACGCTTGAGGGCGTTATGAAAGGTGAGCAACGCGGGCGGGCGTTTGTCAAGGCTGCGGCGAAAGATGCGCCTAAAACTATTCAACGCGCGATAGATGCAGCCCCGCGCTATCAAGATCTGAATCAAATACTTGAGCCTAAACAAATAGAGCTAGTTAAAAACATTGCGCGTGATTTGGAGCGTGAAGAACAGTTCGCCGATTTAGCTGCTTGGCGCGGACAGATGGGGCCAAAAGCCGCTAAGATTGGTGAAGAAGCATCATTTAGAATCCCGCAAGTTATTACAGATTTTACCGCTGTGTTAGCCACCCGCGTCTTTAAGGCTTTTCAAGGTAAGGTAGGCGAACAAGAAGCTATTAAAATAGCTATGGCTAATCTTGACCCAAAAGCTATGGCAGTTTTATTAGGCGAAGCCATGATGGCTGGCCGTAAAATGAAGACCACGGTAGAGAAACGCGCGCAAGTTATGAAAAACGCTGCGGCGGTCATGCGTAGCCCTCAAATGCTCGCGGCACAGAGGGGTTATAACGCGATGGTAGAAGAACCCCTTAATGCGATGACGAGATGACACCAATGGCTGAATATCAAGTGTTTTTTGATGTCGCCGTTGGCGTGATCGGCGTCCTGGGCGGATGGGTATTGAATACCGTCTGGGGCGCTGTCAAAGATTTGCAGAGCGCTGATAAAGAATTAGCGGAAAAGGTCAGCGAGATCGAAGTTCTGGTTGCTGGCCGCTACGTTACTCGCGAAGAATTTAACACCGTGCTCAACCAAGTGTTTACGAAGCTTGACACCATACGCGACATCGTGAGCCAGAAAGCAGATAGATGAAAGAGAACTACGCGCAAGCTCTCAAACAAGTTCTTAAATATGAGGGCGGCTACGTTGACCATCCAAAAGATCCAGGTGGCCCGACGAATAAGGGAATTACGCAAGCGGTTTATGATGCTTGGCAAAAGTCACAGAACCTCCCAACGCAAAGTGTTCGCAACATCAGTGATGCTACTGTGGCAGCGATTTATAAACAGCAATACTGGGATCGTATTTCTGGAGATGATCTGCCCGCTGGCGTTGATTTTGCTGTGTTCGATTATGCTGTGAACAGCGGAGTCAGCCGCGCAGCTAAGACCTTGCAAGCTGTTGTTGGCGTTACGCAAGACGGTCAAATCGGCCCTGCAACGATACAAGCCACCAAGACCTATGTTGCTATGTCCGTCACAAACAAGCGGCTGGCGTTCATGCAGTCCTTGTCGATCTGGTCAACATTTGGCAAGGGATGGGCGGCGCGCATAGCTGATGTTAAAGCGCAGATTATCGCGCTTGTTGGATAGGATCGTATATATCGTCGCCGTTGCTGCGTCGATTTCATACGGTGCAAAACTAGCATTTATGCTTGGCATTTATTTCAGGAGGACAATGGAATGATTAAGAATTGGAAAACAACTATCCCAGGAATCATCACCTTGATCGGCGTCCTCTTCAACGCTTGGCAGACCAAGACGCTCGACTGGTCTTCGCTCCAGGCTGCGCTTGTCGCTATCGGCCTCATCGGCGCTAAAGACTTTAACGTCACGGGCGCATGACAACTGCTATCTTAATTGGCTTATTTTTAACGGTGCTTTACGGCGGCGTTAAAATGTTAATCGCTGATGCTTATGATCGCGGGCGGCGTGAGGAAGTCACACGTCGTATGGATCTGCAAGCCAAACTGAAAGCACAACAGACCAATGTCGTTATGGCCCCTAAAACCGTGGACGATACTGCTACTGATCTCGACAACGGCACTTTCTAGTTGCCAGTCAACGAGCGGCGGGTCATGCCCGCCACTCGCTCAGTATTCAGTCGCTCAACAGCGCGCTGTTGCCGCTGAACTGCGGCGGCTCCGTGGAACCGAAACGGCTCAGTTTATCATCGATTACGGCAAGCTCCGCGCGGCGTGCAGGCTTTAATTCTTCTTTCTTAGCGGGCGTTAGATTAGCGCGCTTCTTGTATCCGATGTTAGCGCCGGTAGCGGCCTTCTGGTTCACGTAATCATTAGCGAACATAGCCGCAAACGCTTCATAGTTCATCGCGTCAAGGCGGCTGTCAATATGCGTCGGATCGCTAAAGGCTCTAGCGTTCTTAACGCAAACCATTATGGTCGCTACCTCAAAGGGATGAATATCGCGGCCCAGACGCAGAGATGCCAAATCAGCAACAAGCTGAAAATTATCCTCAATCCCACCGTAGTTCTCACCGCGTTCGCTTATGATTTCGCTTGCCTGTTGTAATAGATCGTGCGGATTCATCAATTTCCCCTAATAGTTCGGCTCGCTCACGCAACATTCGCAACGTCGTGTAACGCTGATGCAAACGTATAATGACCGTAGACCGCCGAGCGTTCTTGCGCTCGTCACCCAAGAGATCCAATACCTCTTGTTCCGTATAGTCCGTTAGGACTTCGTTCAATTCACGCCAGTTCATTTAAAGCTAACTCCGCTAACGAACGCTTGTCATGCAGACTTGCGTAGATGCGCTCGTCAATAGTCTTATTACAAATCAGAACATAACACCACACTTCTTTTGTCTGGCCGCTGCGGTGCAGTCGTCCGATGGTCTGTTCGTAAAGCTCAAGCGACCACGGAAGCGATAAGAAGATGATCTTGTTGCCGCCGAACTGTAGATTCAGCCCGTGGCCTGCGCTCTTTGGATGCAGGGCCAGAAGCTCCAGTTCACCTTTGTTCCACTTGTCAACGACATTCTCATCGTCCATAGTAGAGAGTTGTGGATATTGTCTTTTTAATTCCGCTAACTCTTCTTTATAATTGTATACAATGATTGTGTTGGCGCGCTGGTTCTCTTCGAGCACTTCTTTTAATAGGTCAAACTTATGCGAAGCTACCCATTCCGCGCCATCAGCGCCGTAAATGAAACCGCCCGCAAGCTGTTGTAATTTTTGCGTGACAACGGCTGCGGTTGGTGCTGTAATGATCTGTCCTAGTTCTAGGACAAAATCTTTCTTCATCTTATTATACGGCGCGAGATCCATATCGCAGCGCATCTCGACGACGTTGAGCGGCGGCAGCTTATCCTTATATTCGCCAGCCTCTAACACATATGTCGCTGGTTTTATCGCGGCCATGACATGTGCGAGCGCTTCCGGCAGCGGTTCCCACTGTTGGTAGTCTCGATTAACGCAATAAAAATACTGTTGCAGGAACGCGCCTTTGCTGCGGCCTAACAGTTTCTGGTCAACAACTTTGCACTGACCGAACACGTCCTCTAGGCCGTTCGATGTAAACGATCCTGTCAAGCCCCAACGGATATGGAACTTATCAAGGATCTTCAGTAGGTATTTAAACCTTTTACCGCTTGGGTTTTTTAATCGCGTAAGCTCATCAAAAACCACACCGTCAAAGCCAGTGGGATCAATGCTAGGAATATTGTCATAGTTCGTCACCACAATGTCGGCGTCAGAGTCGAAGGCGGCTTTGCGTTGCGCTGGCGTGCCAACAGCAACAGCTATCTCAAATTCAGGGCACCATTTCTGCCCTTCCTGTCGCCAAACATCAGTGCAAACACGCTTTGGTGCAAGCACTAACCAACGTTGCACAAAACCACGCGCCAACATTTCTGTCATTGCGGTTAACGTTATTGCGGTCTTACCTGCGCCGACCGGCGCAAGAATCATTGCTCTGTTTTGACAGAAGAGGAAGTCTGCGGCTTCATGTTGATACGGTCGTAAGTCCATCTATCTACCTGTTCACGATTCCAGAGGCACGCATAACGCTGATTCAACTTCTTCATATCTTCGGCGAATATTTTTTGCAGCGCAGACAGCTTGCCGCCGTCTTGCTTTAACTCTACAAACCACGTCTCGCCGTTTGGCAAACAGACAATTCTGTCAGAAACGCCACGATTCGATAGGCTGTTAAATTTAAAGGCAACGCCGCTAAGTGATTGAACGGACTTAACAAAGTAGCGTTCAATGTCTTTTTCCAAATCAGTCATAAAAAACTTATTGACACATCTGTAATAAATTGTCTAGTATGCAAATCACGAAAGGTAGTCTACAATGCACTCGGATATAGTAGGCGGTTCTACAGCGAAGCGCGTAATGAACTGCCCTGGCTCAGTTAAGCTGGCGCAATCCGTTCCCCCAAAACCAACATCAAAATATGCAGAAGAAGGATCACTGTTACATGACGCGATGGATAAGATCCTCTCTCACGGTGCATCTGTTGATGACTTTGGTCTTGGCGATGATCTCATTGAGCGTAAATTACGCCCTGCCCTTGACGCGCTGAATGAGATTGATCCTGACACACAGATGGAATTTCAGACTGAAGTTTCCGTCTCTTTTGGAGGGTATCTAGCTGGCGTATTCGGATCCTGTGATCTCATTGGTCGTATTGGCAATCGCGCAATTGTTCTCGATTGGAAGTTTGGTGATGGGGTGGCGGTGGATGCTGTCGAGAACCATCAGCTTATGTTTTATGCCGCTGCGGCTATGCGGACTGACGAAGCCCGCTGGGCGTTCGAGGGCGTTACTGAAATAGAGTGCGTCATTGTTCAGCCGCCATATGTCAAGCGTTGGCTTACAACGCCTGGGCGCGTTAAGGCGTTTGAGCGTGAGCTGTATGATGCTGTAACGGTAGCGTTGCGGCCTAATCCGCCTATAACGCTTGGCGATCATTGCAAGTGGTGCCCTGCGAAGCCTATCTGCCCTGCGATGACGGGCGAGACAGAACGCGCGCTACGGACTAAACTTAACAGCATTACGCCAGAGGGCTACAGCAATGCGCTTATTATCGCTGACCGCGTTGAAGAATGGGCTAAAGAAGTTCGTGAGATGGCGCAACAAGCGCTTGAGAACGGTATCGCCATCCCAGGATTTAAACTTGTGCCAAAGCGTGCCACTAGACAGTGGGTCAACGACGAAGGCGCATTGGAAGCTCTTAGAGAAATGGGACTTGAGCTTGATGAATTAACAGAGACGAAGTTAAGATCGCCAGCGCAGCTAGAGAAGGTGTTGAAGAAACACAAGCTAGACTTGCCGAAAGATCACGTCGTCGCTGTTTCAACGGGTAACACGATTGCGCCGGAGTCAGATCCGCGCCCAGCCGTGTTGCAACTCGGCAAGCACATCCGTGCTGCCACAACTAAACTACAGGTGAAGTAATGTCTAATCTCGTAAAGTTTGCTGGTAACGCTCCTACAGTCTCTAATCTTGCACAGGTGTTGCGTTCGGTTAAGACCGACACAGCGCCTATTGGCATGGCAATTATCAAGATGGACAAAACCGGCCATTGGGTTGTCGGGGCTGACCAGACTGAAATTGAAAAGGGCAGCGTATGGGCTGTTAATCCTTTGTCTTTTGTCCACGGCTTCATCGCTTGGGGTCAAGGCGAAGTGTTAGCAGAAAAGATGTATCCCATAGATGTTGATCTTGATTCGATTGACTTGGGGCCAGCTCCTAGCGGCGCGCAGCGCGGTTGGGAAAACCAGCTTGGTATGGCTGTTAAATGTGTGCAAGGTTCAGACGAAGGACTTGACGCGCGTTTCTCAACCACATCAGTCGGCGGCAAGCGTGCGTTAATCGCGCTCATGAACGAAGTCGCAGACCAAGATGATAAAGACCACGCGAATAATGTGGCGTTGGTAGAACTTGGCAGCGAGTATTACGCGCACAAAGTTTATGGCCGTGTTTACACTCCTGTATTCAAGGTCATTGACTGGGTCAGCTTAGATTATAACGGCGCTGGTGAGGCGAAAGCTGAATCGGCAAGCACGGGCCGTCGTCGTCGTAGCTGATATGTCGGGACGGCTTCGCGTGACAACAGGCCGTCCCGCTTTTTTCTAACAGAAAGATAAGAAGATGGCCGAACGTAAAGTTTGGAATGATGCAACGCGCCTTACGCCCAAAGAACAACAGGTCTATGATCTGTTTCGTAAAGGCTTTAAGGCCAAAGACATCGCCGTAATCCTTGGTATTACGCCACGGGCGGCGCAGACAAGACTAGCTCTAGCAAAGGATAAGGTGCGCTGTGGCGGATGACGAAGGATACGTAGAGACACGTGTAGAAAATATGCGACTACGCGAGCGCGTTGCAGAGTTAGAAATAGATCTTGCTAAGTGGGTGCAATTTTGGCGCGACAAAGACAACGCGGCGTTAAAAGTTCGTATCGAAGAACTAGAATCGGCAATGCGAGAGATCTACGAAGTATATGCGGGCAGCGACGGTTTTATCCCTGAGACATGCGCGGAAGGCTATCAACAGCAGTTGATAAAAGAGATGGTTGAAATCGCCGCTAAACATATGAGGAAGAAATGAGCAAACTATTCATTCCGGCCTATTGGCCGTTCTTTAAGTCAGGCGAACTACGCCGCTTTGACTACACCGCGCCGGATACGCCGTCGTTCACGTCTGTGTTTAGCTACGACAAAGGCAGCGATAGTATGTTGTATAACAACTACGACAGCGCAGGCACATGGTTGAACAAATGGTATTATCGTTACAACCCTGGCTTTGGCGTTGCGGAATGGCGCGACGACTATCCGAACAATAAGAAGGTAGTGCTCAACCCGCCTATTGGCTGGGGTGAATTTCAGGACGTTGGGTCTGATTACATCAACTATCCTAAGTTCGACTTCTTTAAATGCTGGCCGCCAGCGACGAGTAATGGCGTGCAGATCGTGCATTTCGAAGAGCACATCTCACAGATCAATGTGCTTGGCGTCTATTATCAAGACGTGATTAAGTTCACTTACTTGCAAAATTGGAACGGCAAGCCAGCCACAGGCGCGCGTTACTGGATGGCGCTTGGTGTTGGCCCGATCAAGACGCAGTTCTTAACGCAAGACGCGAAAGATCCAACAAAGATAGAGGAGTCAGTCGTATGGGACGCGAAGATAACGAAGGTCGGTTAAAGCATATCATACGAGATGCAGGGCTAACTAATCAAGAACTTGCGAAGAAAATTGGGTGTCAAGCTGTAGAAATTTGGCGGCTTGCGGCAGGGCCTGACGCAGGCGGTCGGAAAATGACACCAGAATGGGCTATTAAGATTGCGCCGCATGTAGGTGTTACGCCGCAAGAATTAGTATTTGGCGTAGATACAACTGATAGTAGTTTGCAGATAAAAATTCTGCGAAGAGAAAATGAGAAATTAAGAAAGATTATAGTAGATCTGATTAACTAACCTAAAGAGAATTGTGATGGATAAAGAAGCACGACTAAAGCAACTGATGGGCGACTTACTGTTCACCATTAAAGAATATTCAGAGAAAAATGAGAGGCCAGATGAAATACTTTTTGTGCTCGACCGTATTACTGACGCTTATCGCACAGCCTTCGAAAGCACAGGAAGTGGAGACGACACAGCGCTTCACTGAGATGAACTACGGCGAACAGACTTTCATCTACGACCGCAACGGGCGCATGGTCGCTGCGGGCGTAGGTGATGAATATGGCATGTATTACAGCAACCGTTACGGCCAGACTATCGGCACAAGATATAACGCAGGGGAATGACGATGGCGAAAATAGGATATGACACTACGGGGCGCGTTCGTGAAGCCGCCCAAACTATTCAAGACGCATGTAATAAGTTTGTTCTTAAACATAGAGACACTGACGCAGTTATCCAAAACATATGGGCACTAGCGCAGGTTCTGGGTTGGAATTTAGCGGTAAATAAACCCCCACCGGATGTTCTTGACGAACTCTTAAAACGTATAAGAGCTTGCGCTGAGTTATCTGAAGATGAAATTGAAACCTTTGATGTGACCAATACCTTACAATGATCTGGCTTGACTTTGAAACACGCAGCGAGTGCGATCTGACGACGGCGGGCGTATATAACTACGCTCGCCATCCAACGACGCAGATATTGTGCATGGCCTTTGCATTTAACAACGATAGCGTCAACGTCACAACTAACGTGTCGGAGATGCGTAAGATAATATCTGAGGCGCATGACCAACAGATCCGCGCACATAACGCCGCGTTCGAGCGGCTTATTATCACGCATGTGCTCGGCATACCAATGGTTATAGATCGTTTCTACTGCACCGCTGCACAAGCACGCGCTAACTGTATGCCAGGATCGCTTGAAGATGTCGGTCGCTTCATGGGCGCGACGATGCGTAAGGATCACAAGGGCGCTGCGCTTGTTAAGAAGCTCTGCACACCGCCGTTCAAAGGCACCGCTGAAGATCTTGAAGGATTGATTAGTTATTGCGCGCAAGACGTTCGCGCCATGCGTGACTTCAGCCTACGCATCGAACCGTTGAGCGAAGAACAGCTTACAGATTACCATGTCAACGAGCGCATCAACGACAGAGGCGTGCGCGTCGATGTCGGACTATGCAAAGCCGCGCTGGCGTATTCTGAGATTGAGGTTGTTGATATTCAAAAGCGCGTGACTGAGATTACGAAAGGCGCGATCACATCAGTCCGCAGTCCTAAGATGCGCGAGTGGGTGTTAGCGCGGTTGGGGCCGGACGCATTAAAGCTGGCTGTCAAGAACGATAAGCCGTCTATCGACAAGAGCGTGCGGGCCGCGCTGTTGTCAATAGACGACCGCGATCAAGTGCCAGCCGATGTTGTCGAGGTTATCCAAGCCGCTGATGATATGTGGGCGTCGTCTGTCGCTAAGTTCAAACGCCTCGAACAACTCGCGGGTGATGACAATCGTGTGCGCGGCGCGTTTGTATTTGCGGGTGGCAGCGCAACAGGTAGAGCGTCATCATACGGGGCGCAAGTGCATAACTTCGCACGTAAGTGTGCAGACAAACCCGACTCGGTTCGTCAAGATATGGTGCGTCGTAAACCGATAGTGCCTATACATGGTAAGCGCGTCACTGATGTGCTCAAGGGAATGTTACGCCCTGCGTTAATACCAGCCACTAACAAAAAGTTTGTTGTAGCAGATTGGGCGTCTATTGAAGCCCGTATAACTCCGTGGTTGTCCAATAACGGTCAAGCCAAACTAACTTTGTTTGAGACGGGCGCTGATGTTTATAAAGTAAACGCCGCTAAAACATTTAATATCGAAGTAGATCAAGTAA